TAATGTATATTAGTCTAATGATTATATGTTTATGAAAAGGCAAGGCATGACTAATCCAGAACCAATGACACCAAAAAGATTTAGTAAAATTATTGAAGATATTGTACTAGATAAAGCAGTCACGCATATGGATGCTATTCTTCTATATTGTGATGAGCATGAACTTGAACCAGAAGATGTAAAGAAGTTTGTGAGTAAAACTCTGAAAGATAAAGTAACTGTCAATGCACAAGACTTACATTATCTTCCTAAGACTACTGCGGAGTTACCAGTATGATTTTGCAATATCAATTTTCAACAACTAAACCTATTTTTACTCTGCCTGAAGTTGATAAGATTATTTCTATGGGCGAAGCGAATTTAGAAGATGCAAAGATAGATAGTACAGAAGCGGCGATACAAAATCATCGAAGTAGTTCTATATCTTGGTTCAAACGAAATGCTGATACTGAGTTCATTTATAAACCTTTACTTAAAATGATATATCTGGAGAATGTAAATAACAAGTGGAACTTTGATTATGATGCAATCGAAGATTTACAGTTCACAACTTATGGACCTGAGCAACATTACAATTGGCATTCAGACCAAAGAAGTGTGCCGTATACTGATGCTGACAAGTATCTACGAGGTAAGATTAGAAAGATTAGTTTCTCTGTATTACTTAATCATGAGTATGAAGGTGGTGAGTTTGAATTTGAAGTAGGTGCGCCCCATGAAGAAAATAGAACAGAAGTTGTACAAGTGAAAACAGGTGAAGCAATTGTGTTTCCTTCATTCACTTTTCATAGAGTACGACCAGTCACAAAAGGTAAGAGATATAGTTTAGTAGGATGGATATGCGGCAAACCTTACAGATGAATGAATTCGATGCTTTTAATGTCTATCTTGCTTTTAAGTTACACTTCACAACAGATAGATATGATATAACAAAGACTAGAGGCGCAGTCAAGACAAAAGATGAAACTTTTTATAAAAGGTCTGACCAGTTTAACTTTAAGAAACTTGCAGAAGAGTTTAGTGAAGATGAACTACCTAAGTTTTTAATTGCTAATCATGTTGATGGTAATCGATGGGGTGGTGCTTTCATTTATGAAGAAGCACTGCAAGTATATAATAAATGGAAAGGTCGTCTACAGAGTTTAACTAAAAACTTTCATGATGACCTTGATGAGATTTGTTCAGAACTTGATGAAGAGAATATTAACAAGTTCGACAAATGCTTTGTAGTTAAAGATGAGCAACATCCTCTTCTACTACAAATGTATAGTCGTGGAGATGTAACAATCGAAACGATGTTGATACTAGATGCTATTAACAACTATTTGGCATATTGGGATAAGACGCTCGGTGATGATTTCTTCTGGAAAGAAGAACGGCGAAAGTTAATTAAATACCGACCTTTTCTTGATTTTGATGTTGACAAATACAAGGCAATAGTGTATAGTAAGCAACAGAAATATGATGAAAGTCGTATAAATAGTAGCATATGATGAATATGTGGATAAGATAAACTTATACAACGCAATATAACGTACATACGAGGTAATACAAATGACAAATTTTGCACAATTAAAAAAGTCTAACGACAACCTATCCCGCCTACTTTCAGAAGTAGATAAAGTAAACACCCCAAAGAACAACAGCAACAATAGTAATGATGAACGCTTCTGGCGTCCAGAACTTGATAAGTCTGGTAATGGTTATGCTGTTATTCGTTTTCTTCCTCAAAGTGAGGGTGAAGAACTTCCTTGGGTTCGTGTATTCAATCATGGGTTTCAAGGTCCTACTGGTAAGTGGTACATTGAAAACTCACTTACCACCCTCAATCAGAAAGACCCTGTAGCAGAGTATAACTCTATTCTTTGGAACTCTGGTACTGAAGCAAACAAAGAGATTGCACGAAAGCAGAAGCGTAGACTTTCGTATATTGCTAATGTCTTAGTAGTTTCAGACCCAAAGCATCCTGAGAATGAAGGTCAAGTTAAACTGTTCAAGTTTGGTAAGAAAATCTTTGATAAGATTATGGACCACATGAAACCACAGTTCGAAGATGAAACACCTATCAACCCATTCGATCCTTGGGCAGGTTGTAACTTCAAACTTAAAATTCGTAAAGTAGAAGGTTTTACTAACTACGATAAATCTGAGTTTGATGGTGCATCACCTTTGTTCGAAGGTAATGATGAGAAGATTGAAAGTCTATGGAAATCACAGTATAAACTGCAAGACTTCCTTAGTGCAGAAAACTTTAAATCATACGATGAGTTGAAAGCAAAACTAGATTTGGTACTGAACTTGAATTCAGCACCAGAGACTTTTGCACCAAGTGCGCCAGCACCTGTTGCAGAAAGCGCACCTTGGGTGGCAGAAGAGAAATCTACACCTCAAGTTGCAACAACAGAGACTTCAACCGCTGACGATGAAGATGACGAAGCAATGAGTTACTTCAGTAAATTAGCATCAGAAGACTAGACAACAAGTAGAAAGTAGTGGAAGTTATTCCTTTATGAAGTATACGCCTTATACTAGTTTGGTCTACATGCGCTTGCTGTAGGTACTTCATAAAAAATTAACAGTGAAAGTAAGGGTTATCAGCAATGGTAACCCTTTTTCTTTTATAAATAATAATGAGAGAGTGACCCATATCATTAAATAGCAACAATTGATTTTTATTCTTCTTTTTTAGCAAATGAGGAATCAATATGCTTGCAGAATTAGCAATTGCCACAGCGGCATTTAAAACCGTCAAAGAATTTGTCCAAGAAGGTAGAGAACTTCACCAGATGGGTGAGGGACTTCTAAATTATTTTGACGCCAAAAGTAAATTACAGATTGAAGTAAATAAGAGTTCAAAGTCTGATAAGTCGGACCTTGAAGAATTTATGGCACTTGAGCAAATCAAGGCACAAGAAGATGAGTTGCGCGAACTTATGATTTATACAGGACGTGCAGGCATGTGGCAAGATTGGATTAAGTTTCAATCGCAAGCGGCACAAAGAAGAGAAGAACAAAGAAAAGAAGAACTACGTTTGAAGGCACAGCGAGAACAAAAGATGTATGAATATTTTGAAATGGCAGTCGCGGCAGTGCTAATCATAGGTTCCATCGTTGGCATTGGGTTTGCATATTATTATATCAAAATGAATTAATGGTCGTAGATGTTTGGCCCGTCTTTAACATAGACAGGTTTACAGTATGCAGTAACCCTATCTTTAGGGTCTACTCTATCACGATATGAATAGTTTCCATACTGTCTTGGTATTGCCTTTGCATAATACTGACACACATCAATACTTCTAAAATACATTGGGTTGGGTTGAACCTGCCGAAACTCACCTGTTCCTAAAACAACTACCAACATAAAGGCGTGTATCATTAGAAGGCGCCGAGCATCAATTCATTTTTAGCAGAAGTATGATGTTGAGTGCGAGAAGCAAGATTTGTTGTGCTTTGATTATTCACTGTGCTTGGTGATACGTTTGATTGAATAACAGTAGGTGCTTCAGACGAACCAGAATTAGCATTTGCTTCTGCCTGCGCTTGTTGCAAGTCTTGTCCTGATTGTCTAGTTGGAATGAGATTAGCAGATGTATTATTCATATCTGCTCTCATAGTTCTAGCACCATTAATTCTATCAATCTCATCATTAGTGTAGAGATATGTAGGAACTTCAACACCATCAACTGTTGTGGGAATACCTGCTTCAAATGTTGCAGTACTCGCGGAACCCATACCTAATGCTTTTGCAAGTTGTTTTGCTCTTAACTTCTTTTCTCTAGAATTGTATGGTAATGTTAAATCACCCGCATCTACAATCGTTGTGTCTGTGCTTCCTGTAATGCCTGCGCCTGTATCGGCAGGAATAGCAGTTTGTGCTACACTACTACTCACACTAGCACTTGCACCACCTAATGCTTCACGAAGAGATTGAATTCTTGCTACTGCCGCTTCATAATCGATATCTGGAGATGCTAGACCTTTAATTTCTGTTCCTGAACTGAAGAAACCTTCTCCAACTACACCACCTTGAATTGCAAGTTCAAGTGCAGGTATTGAGTTCATCAAATCGTCAGTCAATTCTTTTATGTTGAATCCTGCACCGTCAAAACTAATATCAGATAATTTACCAAGAGCAAGTCTAACTCTATCAATTGCATCTGCACCTTTATTCAATTCTTCAGATTTATCTGCAATGGTTATCATTTGCTCAATAGGACTTTCATTACCACTTAGAAAACCCATCAGTGAGGTACCAGCATCCATAATTGATCCTAAGAAGGTACTACCAGAGAACTTTAGAAGTCCTGCCGACAAACTACCCATTGTGTCACTAAATGTTTCTGCTTCTTCTGCGGTTATTTTATCTTTTACACTTGTAAGTGTTTCTACACTTTCAACAATACCATCTGCGAAACCAGATTTAGCGAGTGAAGCAACTGCAGAACCAACACCAAATACTGCGAGACCGGCACCGAGTGTAGTCAATGAACCTGCCGCTTCAACAGCGCCAAAGAAACTTAAATCACCAATTCCAATAAGAGTTTCTACACTATCATAAATGCGCTGTGCCCAATTGGAATCACTCATAGTATCAGCGATTGCTTGACCTGCTCCACCGACTGCAGAACCAACACCAAACACCGCAAGACCTGCGCCAAGTGTAGTTAATGATCCTGCGGCCTCAACTGCTCCCAGAAAAGATAAATCACCAATCGATATAAGAGTTGCGACACTATCATATATTTTTTGCGCCCATCCTTCTTTTAGCATTCCTTCCGCAAGACCCGCACCGAGTGCGCCAACGCCAGAACCAATACCAAATGCCGCAAGACCTATGCCAACTGTGGTTAAAGATCCGGCCGCCTTAACTGCTTTAAGAAAAGATAAGTCGCCAATTTTTACAAGGTCGGTAACACTTGATAAAATGGTTTTTGCCCAATCATCTTTCATAAATGCTTGACCGATACCATTAGCAATAGAACCTATACCAAAAGCGGCAAGACCTACACCCAACGAGGCGAGAGTTGCAACTGTTTCTGCGGTTGCGGTAGCATCAACTTCATCAGCAATACTTGTAAGAATGAGAACTTTATCTTTTACTTTCTGTGCATCAAAGTCTAAGAATCCTGCGAATGCGGCAACGAGACCTGCGGCCGCGCCAGCGGCGGCAACACCGAGCATACCCATCATGCCCATACCTTTTTTACCTTCAGTAGGAGTAACAACAGATTGGTCAGCAGGTCCACCTACAATAGGTGCGCCATCTGCTTCTCTAGATGCTTCTGTTGATTGTGCGGAACCGAATGCATCGGGTGCTAGTGATGCTTGTATGGCAGATATTGCTTCAAGCATTTGCGAATTGACGGCATATAAATCTTGAATACCACTTTCGATATTACCTAGTATTTGATTGTTTTGAATACCAGATGAGGCATTATCTTTATTAAGAGTTTCTACCGCATCACTCAATCCGCCAATGGTGTCTTTTTTATCTGCCATCTGATTACCTATTTCTTCTTATCTGTGTAAGCATTTGCTCCAAAGTAGGCGGCAACAATTGCTGAAGTAGCAACGAAGTAAGTCGGAGCAATATCTCCAATAATATTCGCCGCTGTATCATAACCTAACATTGCTGTAATCAAAACCGCCGCTGGATAGTTGAATATACCCATCAAAGCGAACCATGTCATATATCTCATTGCATCTCTTCTTGCATCCACATCCTCCAGTTCTTTGCGTTTGAACTCAAGGTACATTTCTTGCTCTCTATTACTGACCTTACCATCGCCGTTTGTATCGGCAGGATGATGACCAGATGCTTTTATCTCTTCTTCTCCCATTTACTATCTCCGTTGTTTTGCTTTTTCATTTTCTTCTTCAATGTATTGGGTCAACAGAGTTATATAAATTTCCCTCTCCCATGGCATCATATTTTCAAGTTCTGTTAATGAGTATTTATGATGTTGCATTAGTGCAAAATTAGTTCTCATGTGATTTACTAAATCATCATGCGAGAGGCCTACGCTAAAAAACTTTGTATTCCACTAATTACTCTTTTTTGTTCCTTTTCGCACTTACTACATGTATACTCAAGGTCTTTCGATAATCTCGGTAAAGTTGTAAAGAAATTCTTTAGCATATTAAATTGTGATGCTGTCATACTTTCGATAAATGCTTGAATTTCTTCTTTTGGTGTTGTATCTACATCATAGAT